CCTGGAGTTTCCATATATCCTCACAACACTGGCCAATGACAACTACGACCAGATCTATCACGAACATGTGTACTACTACTGTCTGCAAAACATCATAGATCTGCTTGACCAGGAAGGATTAAAAGTTATCAATGTCTCTTACCACGATATGCACGCCGGCACTCTCCGGGTATTGAGTGCCAAGAAAACATCATCACGAACACCGGATACCACCATAGCATCTTTTCTCAATCTTGAAAAGACACTTACGGAAGAGTATTGCATCAAATGGGGCAAACGAACACACCAGAAGATTGAGGAGTTTCAGAAATTTATCGCGGACTTGATCTCTCAGGGAAAGGTCATCGCAGGGTTCGGAGCTGCGGCAAAAGGATGTGTGTTTCTAAACACTTGCGGAATTGACCATTCCATTATGAGGTTCATCATTGATGATACTCCGTTCAAGCAAAACAAGTTCGTGCCAGGCACAGGAATAGAGGTGGTGAGCCGTGATGTTTTAAAAGACAATCACATTGACTACATCCTTATTCTGGCTCATAACTTTCGTGATTACATCATCGAGTCCTTAAAAGGTCAGTATGATGGAAAATTCATTGTAATGTTTCCCGATATCAAGATATTATGAAAAAGATCGTTGTTGCCTATCATGTATATCTGATAGATCATTGTGTTGACATGATTACCGACCAGATGGAAAACGTAATCAGTTCGGGTCTGCTAAAGGGATGTAATAAGTTTTACATTGGCGTTATGGATCCAAAGACAGAACAATCAGCAAAATGGCTTGAATGGCTGAGATGGTTCTGTGCCAGGATCGGACCTGATGCGGAGAATGCCAAGATCACGATAGAGGTCTATGACGATAACAAGGAAGAAGCCAAGACGCTGAAATTTATCAAAGATTACTCAGCAGAGAATCCGGGAGACTATATCGGGTATTTTCACACAAAGGGAATAACCCAGTTTAGCGCACCGACAGAATCATGGCGAAGGTATATGGAATACTTCACCGTAGAAAAATGGCGTAACAGTATCAAGATACTTGAGAAAGGATTTGATTGTTGCGGAGTGATGTGGAATAAAGATACGCCCCTGGGATACTGGCCGCACTTCTCCGGAAACTTCTGGTGGGCAAAGACAGATTATATCAACACACTCGATCATTCCTATCTCGATCATCCCTGGCGTTACATGAGAGAGTTCTGGATCGGTTCAAACAAAGACGTGAAGGCCTTTGAGATCCATAACTCCGGCTACAATACCACAGAGAGGCTTAAATCTAACAGAGGTCACTATTCTATTGTTTATCCAGAACATAACTACCGCAAAAGATGACAGGAATGTTACACATAATCTGCACAGCATACCAAAGACTACTGCCTCTGCGTATTCTTGTAACCAGCTTACAACTTCAGACAGATCCACGATGGAAATTATATGTCATCCACGATGGGCCGGCTCCGGATGAGATGGTAATATACATGCGCGAATATGAAGAGGATAAAAGGATAACTTTTATAGAAACACCCTCTGTAAATGGCAGCTTTGGCCACCCTAACAGAGACTTGCAGTTAAGAAAACTGCCATTCAATCACTCGGACTATCTTCTCATAACTAATGATGACAACTATTATGTTCCAAAATTCGTAGAGATGATGTTGAGGGTCTGTACTTCCCGTGTAGGACTTGTCTTTTGCGATACCCTTCATTCTTATCTTGAGTACAGAGTTCTTCAGTCACAGTTAAGAATAGACTACATTGACATGGGATCCTTTATAACCAGACTGGATATTGCAAAGAAGATTGGCTTTAAAAATACAAACCACTCGGCAGATGGTACATTTGCGGTAGAATGTGGTGCATTATGCAGAAAAATGGCATTGAAGATTATCCATATAGACAAACCACTTTTCGTCCATAATTAGTCATGGGACCACTACAACTCTTAAAGAGATATGGCAGAGAGGTTGATCCAACAATATTGGCACAGTATGACTATGCAGATAGGTTTGTCTGGGTAAACAAGGAGGATAAGGATCTTATCCCGATAAAAATAGGCCTTCCTGAAGCACCGGACTATCATCTGATAGACGGATTTGGCCTGCCGGCCACCGAACAGAAGTGGCAACCGCCAAGACTACCGAAAAAACTGAAGGAATTACAGATAAAATTTGAAACTCTTGATGAGATCTGGACCGAGATTGAGAGTAACAAGGATATTTATGAGCATGAGATAGAGTTTATGAAGAAAGCCTGGAATTACAGGCTGAACGGATACTGGTTTTTTAATAACGGAGTGCCAACATACATTGATGGTTGGCATTATTTCTATTGCGGATGGTGGAATATTGACGTAGGCCTTCCAAAATATAGGGACAGGGACCGCCGGTTCTTCTTATTCGCCCGGAAGATCTTCAATGAGACAAAGGCACCCAGATGTGATGGCAAAGGATTTGCGGTAAAGAACAATGCCGGGGAATATGAGTGGATAGAGTTCGGTAAAAGATTGTTTTACGGATTCAATTACCCCAAACACCGTAGGGAAGGGGCCACATACAAGGCTGAATGCATCAACTACGAGATCATCAGCCGCACGATGGGGGCCTGGGGAGGCATACAGTCCATGAATGACGAACAGTCCCGTAAATGCTTCCTGAGACACCTGGTTGGTCCCTGGAAGAAACTACCATTCTTCTTCAAACCTAACTATGAAGGATCTACCTCTCCAAAATCAGAACTATCCTTCTCTCCACCGGCCAAGAGGCTGTCAAGCCGGGGAGCATTGTCAACATCTGAACTGGGCCTGGAGTCTGGCATAAACTATGAGATGGCCGATCCTTCCGCGTATGACGGAGATAAACTATACTTCCATCACGATGATGAGGTTGGAAAACTAAAGAAAGGATTATCCTGTTGGGACCGGCACACGGTTGTCAAAGAGTGTCTGGTCATGGGATCGGAGATCATCGGATATACTGTAAAGACCTCAACCGTTGGCGAGATGGAGCGAGGTGGTGGCCGCATCTTCAAGCATCAGTGCATGATGAGCGACTACTACATCAGGACCCCAAACGGCCAAACCAGATCCGGACTGGCAGTATTATTCATTCCTGCCGATGATGGGTTACAGGGATTCATTGACGAATATGGGATGAGCGTTACCGGTACTCCAAACAAACGCCAGGCAGAGTTTATCGGACATAAGATCGGAGCCAGAGAGTATCTGCTAAACCGCAGAAAAGGTTACATAGATGCCGGGGACCAGGAAGGTCTTTCGGAAGAGATCCGGCTATATCCAATAAGGTTTGCAGAGTGTTTCCGCACAGCAGCCAAGTCTTCCGGATTCAACATGAACAAGTTGGAGACATACATTGATGACCTTTCATTCAGTCGGGCAATGACAGTGAGAGGAGACTTTGAATGGAAGGATAACAAAAGAGATTCGGAAGTTATTTTTCGCCTAAAGCCTACCGGGAAATTCGTTGTGAGTTATCAACTGGAAGATAGGGAGGCTAACCGCAAATATTGGAGTGAAGACGAAGAGACATGGATGCCAGGGAACACACAATGGGGCGTGGCCGGCGGGGACCCATTCAAGTTCAACAAGACAGAGGGGAACCGCAAATCAAAGGGTGGCGGTGCCGTTGTCAAGAAAGGGAAACTCAAGGATGGTGATTTCAGCCTGAGACGCAATTTTGCATGTACCTATGCCAACAGGACCTTTGACAAGAACGAGTATGGAGAGGACATGATAAAGATGTGCGTCTATTACGGAGTGCAGATGTTTCCGGAAATAAACGTGCCGTTTCTCTGGGATTACTTTGATGAGAGAGGATATGGTGGATACTTGCTCTACAAGGTGGATCCCAAGACCTTTGAGTTTGGCAAGACACCCGGAGGGCAGACCAGCGAAAAGATCAAGCAGGACATCTTTACCGAATGGATGACATGGATAGAGAACGAGGCCGACACCGAGAAGCACATAGAGGTATTACAGGAGTGCCGCGATATTGAGGGGCCAGAGGACATGACTAACTATGACCTTTTTACTGCCGGTGGATATGCCTTGCTTGGCACACACGGAATCTATGACGAGATGGCGAAGTTGGATGAACAGGAATATGAGATAGATGCCTACATTAAGAAAAGATATTACAAGCCGAAATAAAAATGATAACTTTATAAAAATTTTACAGGATGGTAGTACCATACGACCAGTACAGAACAGGCTCATATCCGTTCCCGGACGATAATATCAATCCTAAAAAGAAGGGTAAGGACTGGGCAAAGAAATGGGCAGAGGCGATTGTCTCCCAATGGTTGAAAAATCTCACATGTATTCCATATAACAGGCTCAAGGAGATACAGGAACTTCGCGACCTGGCCAACGGCAATCAGAACGTAATGAAGTATCAAAAGATACTCCTGGACGAGAGTGAGGAAGATGGTGCGATGGAAGGCTACATGAACGTGGACTTTGATGTGTTTTCAGTAATGCCAAAGTTCATGCGCGTGATCGAGGGCATGATGGAGCAGACAGAACACCAGGTCATAGCCACAGCCGTTGACCCAAAAAGCAGCAAGGAAAAAGAAGAACAGAAGTTGCGAACAGCATTTGACATGCAGTTTGCGGACATGGTAAATGAGATTGAAGCCGGCCTGGGTCTGGAAAAGAGAAAGAAGTTCATGCCGGAGAGTGTTGAGGAACTAGATCTGTACACAAGCATGGGAGGATTTAAGTTAAGCCGTGAGACAGAGATGGAGGAAGGCCTTGATTATACCTTTTACATTTCTGACTGGAAACAGACGAAGATGAAGTTGGTCCGCGACATGGTTACTTTCAATGCCATTTGCGTAAAAGACTATACGGATAACTATGTCGGCAAGGTCAAGACCAGGTATGTGGATCCTGCAATGTTCATCGGCCAGTATTCTAATTCCTATGATCACAGGAATATGAGATATGCCGGTGAGATTATTCAAGAAACGGTTGATACGATTATTAAACAGGATCCGAATGTTGACCGGATTGAACTTGATAAACTGGCAAAACAATACAATGGCATTAACGGAAACCTGCACCTCAACGATCTGGATGTAAGCGTTTCCTGTTCTGATGCCAACTATAAGTGGGGTGATTTCCAAATTGATGTACTGGACTTTGAATGGAAGTCAGTCAACAGCGAATACTGGACTACCAGGAAAACGCAGTATGGCGAAGATCTCACTTATGAAGAAGATTGGGGAACAAGAAGGGATTCTG